ATCGTTGACTGAGATCGACGCTAAGGCTAACCCTAAGCAGTTGGCACTACAGCTCGGTACTATCGCGGGGACACTCGCAGCTCTCTCATACTCACTCAGTGAAGTTGCCGGTACCCCTGACTGGCACGACACACTAACTAAGGACAACTAATGGGACTCTACGAATTTGAAGCCATCGAAAACTATGAAGGCTCACGAGTCATTGACCGCTACCGACTTGAGGCACCTACGTTCGCTGAGGCATGCTTCGATGCACAGATCAACGAGCTAGACACAGCGCACGAGAATGACCGCGAGCCAACCTTGTACGACGAATTCAAGCTAGTTCGATGACCGACCCACGCCAACAGCTCATTGACCTAGAGATTGAGCGTCAAGCACAGGCTGAAGCCTTAGACAAGGCGACAGCTGAGATTGAACGCCTACTCAAGGAACGTGACCAAGCAGACAAGGCACTACAGCGTAGTCGTACCGACATTGCCAATACCAAGAAAGAATTGGAGCGACAGGAACGACTCAACGCTAGTGCTCAGCAAGCTGAGCATGTACGTGTACAACGCTCAGCCTTGGAGTACAAGTTCGAGGCTATGTCTGAAGGACATGTCTGGTGGGACGGTATCCTCCCTCACCAGAAGCAAGGTATCTTCTTTGGAGCGGTAGCTAAGCGCTGGATCCTCGGGGACGTACCCGGACTTGGTAAGACATGGCAGTCAATCGGTTGGCTCGACCTTGTCGAGTCCAAGAAAGCCATCGTAGTTGTACCCTCAGACATCTGCGATCAGTGGGTCGGTGAAGCTATGACATTGGCACCTCATCGTCACGTAGTAGGACTGTACAAGAAGACACCTAAGCGTAGGCATGAGCTACTCGATGAGATGCTGACCCGCAAGGAAGGCATGATCGTAGTCAACTACGAAATATGGCGACGCGACCAAGACGTACTAGCCAAGCTCATGAAGTGGCAAGCAGACAGCATCATCGTTGACGAGGCACACGCCCTCAAGAACACCAACTCAGCAAACTTTAAGTCCATCAAGGCACTCACCTTTGTCGACAACACCTGCCCCAGCTGTGGAGCGCAAGTAAATGGACTATATGAGCCACAGACACACGCCCTAGCCACACGTATCCCACGACCATGCTGGAGCTGCGGATGGCGCGTAGGAGAGATGACCGGACACACCTACGCTAACCAGCTCGAAGAGTCACTCTCAACCAAGTCAATCAAAAACGCCCTGTTCACGACAGGTACCCCCATTCTCAATAGCCCCGAGGACATCTATGCCTTACTACACCTATGTGACCCCATTCTCTTCAAGTCAGCCAACCAATTCCTTACAACGTACTGCCGTGAGAATTACCTTTCAGGTAAGTGGGAGTTCCGTCCCGGTGCTGTGGCGAACCTTAAACCCCTTATTGAAGGACGATTCCTTGCTCGCACATACGATGATGCTGGCGTGGTCATCCCAGACCAACATGTACACGTTGTACCTGTGGATCTGGACAAACAAACCTACCCACTACAGCACCGTACTATTACCCAGCTCAGTAAAGCAGCTTCGATCCTATTGGACAGCGGAGCGCGAATGACGGTGATGCACCTCATCGCATTGGTCACACGTAAGCGTCAAGCAAACGTATGGCCCGGCGGTATCGAGATGAAGGACGAAGATGGCAACGTCGTCTTCTCTGTCGGTGATGAGGTACAAGAGTCAGTGAAGATGGATGTCATGACCGAGAACCTTGCCAAGTTCCACAAGGAAGGGCATCGACAGGTAGTATTTTCCCAGTTCAAGACCGCTTTAGCTGAGCTAGACAAGCGACTCACAGCTCAGGGCTACCGGGTCGTGCGACTGGATGGAGATACCCCAGAAGCACTCAGAGGCGAGATCAAGACCAACTTCTACCGAGCTAAGGGAGAAACCGCTAAGTGGGACATCCTGCTCGCCAACTACAAGACCGGCGGTGTCGGCCTCAACCTCACAGCAATTACCAAGACACATATTCTCGATGAGGAATGGAACCCCGGTAAGCGCGACCAAGCGTATGCACGTAGCGCACGTATGGGTCAGCTCGAAGAGACCGACGTATACGTGTACCGCATCCCCGGTACCATTGACACGTGGATGTCTAACACCATCTACCGTAAAGAAAAGCTCATCGGAGAATTTACCGACACGATGATTGATGAACAGGAAGACACGATGGGTAACCTGCTACAGGCTATTGAGAGCGGAGAGATTCTCTAATGATTATCGCTGAAGCATGCTGGGCATGCGTATCAGGACTCCACGAGGAGTGCTTCGATCTCACGCCTATTGACGATGCTGGCTACAAGTGCTGCTGCTTCGACAGTAAGCCCGGATCAGATAGCGACAACTGGGTCAAGGAGATCGGACGACCAGTATCCTCTCCAGCAGATATTACTGATGTACTGTCGGCGGGACGTAAGCGTGCAGCTATGCTCTATCCGATCTTCGATGGTATGACCTGTGAATGGGCTGGCCTCAAGTATGCAGGTGGTGGTGTTGAACCCATCATCGGATGCAACGGAAACAAACTATCGTCACAGAAGGGCGGCAATGGCGAACTTATACAAGGTGACGTACACCACGGGCCAGATAAGAATACGTTGGCTAATGAACCGGGCAATGCTCACCGCATTTGTGCGTTCTGCCATCACCGATGGCACGCCGCCAACGATAAGTTCTATGGTGAACGACCTAAGAAAGAAGACGGGAAGATCGACGGAACTAAACCATTTCTTCCGTTGGAGGAATACGTCTGGAGTGATCACGATAAAGAGACACAAGCTACCGATGAAGAGATGGCTGAGAATGAAATTTATTGGTCATCACGTAAATCTTGAAAAAGTGTGGTAAGTTATTAGAGAGTCATGAGAGCCTCACATGGGGCTGGTAGTTCTCCCCCTTTCTACCAGCCCCTCCTTAAAACCAACAACCAAAACAATTAGTAGAAAAGAAACCGACAATGTTAATTTGGATAGACCTCGAAACAACCGGCATCGATCCAGTCAATGACCACATCCTCGAAGTGGCATGGCGTATCACGAATGACTCGCTCATTCCATGGTCAGTAACCAAGTCACATGTAGTACGACCCAGCAAGGAAGCTTGGGTACAGCTACAGCAGACACCATTCGTTATGGACATGCACATCGAGAACGGACTACTCGACGACATCGACACCATGCACGACCTGCTCATGCTGGAAGATGTCGAAGATGAGATGCTCAAGGATGTCACCATCGTTGACGGCCCTTGGATGATCGCAGGCTCATCACCTCAGTTCGACCTCAGCTTCATTCGTGAGCACATGCCACGCCTAGCTGAGAAGCTAAGCCACCGTGTCTACGACACCACTACACTCAAGACACTGTTCAAGAGCGTAGGGCACATGGACGACATCAAGAATGATGGCAAGCACCGAGCAGCTAACGACATCAACAACTCGCTGGCACATGCTTGGATGTACCGCGACATCCTCACCGACGCATACAAGGAGAACAACTAATGTTGGAGTTCCTTACCAAGCCGCGCTTCTCTATTGCATGGCTCCTCTTATTCATCGTCATCACCTCAGTAGTAAGGACAATTATCAATGCCTAGCGTTAGCCATTCAGAAGTAGACAGCTACCTGCTATGTCGCCGTAAGCACTACTACGGATACACCAAGAGCCTTCAGCGTGTACAAGAGTCAGCTGCCCTAGCTATGGGGTCAGCAGGGCACAAGATCCTCGAAGTCTTTTACATGAACATCCTCGATGGTCACAGTTTCGATGTAGCCCTAGCTGCAGCACAGGCTGAGGCAGATGAGCTACGTCAGCAGGTATCTATCCCAGCTAACCGAGCCAACATCTTCGACACACTGTTCGACATCTACTTCCCTAACGAGCCACTCGTGAAGGAAGGCTGGGAGATCCTTGCTGTCGAGAAGCAGTTCAACCTTGAGTATGACCCCGATACTCAGGCACAGTACCCATTCGTAGTTGACATCATTGCTAAGTCTCCTGAAGGCAAGGTAGTAGTTGTCGACCACAAGTTTGTCTATGACTTCTACAACTACGAAGCATCTATCATGCAGCCCCAGATCCCTAAGTACATCGGTGCTCTACGTGCCCTGAACTACAAGATCGACCACGGTGCATACAACATGATCCGTACACGTAAGCTCAAGGAGTCGACAGCTGATGGCATGATTGCATGGCTCGATGTTAAGCCTGAGCCTGCTCGTGTACAGCAAGTATTCAAGGAGCAGATAGCTGTCGCATCAGACATCATGGCTATCAAGAGCTTGGATGAGAAGCAGCAGGACGAGCACGCTTACCGTGTCGCTAACAAGATGGTGTGTCAGTCATGTTCATTCTTGGACATCTGCCGTACCGAATTGTCCGGCGGTAATAGTAAGCTAATGATTCAGACCGAATACAAGATCCGCGAACGTAAAGAATTCGTAGTATCAGAGGAAGTAGAAAACTAAAATGGCTAAGCAAACTAAACTAGAAATGCTCCTCGGACGCATGTCCGACCTTGAGCACCAGACTGTAGACAAAAACTTCATGGGTATGCTCTACGGCCCTCCCGGTGTCGGTAAGACGACGCTTGCGATGGGTCTTGCCCACAAACTAAGCAACGGCGGGAAGGTACTGTACCTTGATTCAGCAGACGGATGGGTGTCACTTGAAAACATCCCCGCACTCATGCACAATACTGTCCGAATCCCATTCGAGCAGTACGACGACCTCCCCACCATTGCGGCAGCACTACGCACTGAGCGTCGAGGAATTCTTGAAGGAGTCAACGTCATCGTCGTTGATGAACTCTCCAGCATTGCTAACGACGTACTTGACCGCGTACTACGAGAGCGCACAGGCACGAAGGACGACGAGATCCCTTCGGTCACGGCTGAGTGGTCTGACTACTACCCTCAGAAGGAACTCATCCGTAAAGCGGTAATCCAACTGCATGAGGTACCTAACCTGCACGTTATCCTCGTAGCTCACGCTAAGGAAAAGCTCGACCACCGCAAGGTTAAGGTCATGAAGCCTGACTTCCCAGACAAGTTGCTGGGCGAGCTGCAGAAGCTCATGCACATCACTGCCTACTGCACCGCAGAGACAGGCATGTCAGCTGGTACTGTAACCTACACACGACAGGTACAGTCACAGCCATCAGCTCTTGTCGAGGCTAAGTCCCGCGTAGGCGGACTCGCATACAAGACTGACTCCATCGAATTCGTCAACACAGTCGCAGACTGGGTCAGTGGCGTGCGAATGGAACAAGATTTGGTCAAGCCAGAACTAAACGAGCTTGTACCTGACGACATTCCGACCGATGGCATCCCCATCTCGGATGAAGGCGACGACGAACCGATCGTCGTCGAATAATAAAAAGAAAAAGGAAGAAGGAAAATAAAATGGCTGGACTGATTGCTGAATTTGGCATCGACCTCGACAACGTAGCGGTATCCGAAGGAGGATATGAGACGCCCAAGGACGACATCTACGAATGGGAGCTAGGCAACGTCTCACTCAAGGAAGGGTCTAAGAACAACCCCAACCGTTCGTGGATCATCTTCGAGTACCTCCTCGGAGATGGTGGCCTGAAGTTCTCAGAACTCTTTGAGCTTCCTGTCGACCCAACCGACCCAACTGAGAAGGAAATTAACCGCCTCGGATACTACAAGCAGCGTCTCCTGTCGCTGGGTGTAGCTCCCGAGCAGGTAAACACCATCACCGCTGATGACCTCATCGGTACCCGTGGCACCTTTGAGCTGCGGACCAAGCCCGGTAAGGATGGTAAGGACTACCAGAACATTATCGGTAGCACCTTCAAGGCTGCTGGAGCTGACGCTCCTAAGGCAGCTGCGCCCAAGGAAAAGCCAGCCACCGCTGTCTCCAACCCCTTCGCGTAACATATACTGAGGGTCCCGCCCCATTCTTATCAACCAATAAGTATGGGATAACACGGGGCGGGACACTCACCAACTTAGGACACTCTCATGAGCGACATCGCAACCGACGAACTAGGCGACTTCTTCGACTACATCTGGTCTGACACAGAAGGTTACGTCTACCTACCCATTCAACCCGAGCCTTACGGACCTAAGGACTGGCAAGGCTTCATGTTCGCATGGCCACGCCAACGAGCAGGAGTTATACGACATGTCCTCAAGCATGCAGCAACACGAGCCAACGTCTTCTACAGCCCAGCCATCTTCTCAGCGGCAAGTCCTAAAAAAGATTCAGTGCTGGGTAGCTGGGTGCTCTGGGTCGACTTTGATGGGAACGCGCCGGAGAACTGGGACGATCGGGTCCCTCACCCCACACTCATTGTGCAGTCATCTCTTGAAAGTCATCAACACTGCTACTGGAGACTCGACGAGTTCCTAACCGACATCCCCATGATCGAGGACCGCAACCGGTCACTCGCCTACCTGCTACACGCAGACACCTCAGGCTGGGATGCCGACCAGATACTTCGCCCCATCCACACCATCAACCGCAAGCGTGACCTGCCTGTCGTAGTGAAGGAGTGGGACCTGTGAAGACACTAAAACTGTCCGACTTCGGACACATTACGTCAGCCAAGGTAGTTGTCTCCTCCAAGATTCTTGAAGAGCCAATCCCTACCATTGACGAAGTAAAGACCCTCGCTCGGTGGACGACCGAGATGAACGAACTGTTCAACGTCACCCACGAGCAAGCAATGTCAGTCGATGCACAAGGCACCAAGCTGTTTGACCGCAGCTCAGCCATGGCACGCATGGCCTACTCAGGAGCTGAGCAAGGCTGGACCGACCCACAGATCATGGCAGTACTTGTCGACATCGACAATCGCTGGGAGAAATACACCAATCGTCGTGACCGTGAAGACCGCTTCCTCATCCCCCTCATTGACAGGGCACGTAAGAAGCACGGCTACTCAGGCTCACTCACCGACCTCGCTATGTCTGCGCTATTGCAGCAGCAGAAACCTGTCGCTGGTGAGGAAGCAGCCAAGATGGTCTGGGGCTTCGATGACTTCGTCAACGCTGAGTTCCACATCGACTGGATGCTTGAAGACCTATTCGCCTCAGGAGGCTTCGGATTACTCGTAGCCCACCCCGGTGTAGGTAAGACCACGTTAGCCATTCAGATGGGCGCACAGCTCGCCCTAGGGCACGATAAGTTCCTCAAGTGGGACAACATCGGCGGGTCCAAGAAGGTACTGTTCCTCTCCCTAGAGATGAGCAAGGCACCGCTGAACCACTTCCTCGGACTCATCGCCAACAGCTACCAAGATCGTAAGATGCTCAACCGCAACTTCCTCGTAGCTCCCTTCGGTACGCCCATCCCCTTGGATGCACCAGAAGGACAGCAGTTCCTCAACAACCTGATGGACGAGTACATGCCTGATGTCCTCATCATCGACTCACTCCAGAAGGTGTCGAGCAAGGAACTTACAGATGAGCAGGCAGTAAAGAACCTCATTCACTACCTGTCGACAGTACGAGCTAAGTACGGCACCTCGCTGCTGGTCATTCACCACAACCGTAAGAAGCCCAATGATGCGCAGAAGAAGTCAGTAGAACTGTCGGATGTGTACGGCTCCACCTACATCGCTACCGATGCTGACTTTGTTATGAACCTGCACGCTACGACAACCGACATGGTCGCTGTGACGATGGTCAAGAACCGCCTAGGTCCTACACCTGAGCCGTTCGAGATTCACCGAGACAGCAACCTCACATTCAGCATCGACTTCGACCAGCTGCAGCAGCAGTTTGGTAAGAACGATGAGGTGTTTGACATTGGATAGCTATGAAGAACCCAAAGGCCGTGAGATACTTCGTCATCTCTACGAAAACCCTTACGTACCCGTTGCTGTTGACACTGAAACAACAGGCCTCAACTGTGTCGGTGGAGCTGATACATGTATTGGTGTCTCGATCGCCGCCGTCATAGATGACCAAGCAGTCAGCCACTACTACGGCATAGCTCACGAGGTAGGTGTCAATGTTTCCCGTGAAACATTTGACATGCTCAAGTACGTACTAGAGATGCCAGAGCGACAGCTCATCTTCGCTAACGTGCAGTTTGATGTGCTCGCCCTAGAGAGCATTGACATAGCAGTATCTGACAATCCGTTCTGGGACATTCTGACGGTTGCGAATATGGTGGACGAGAATGATCCGATCCAGAAGTCTTTGGCACAGCTATCCCTCCACTACTTAGGCGAGCAAGGTAAGCTCGACACGCCCCAGATTACCAAGGAAAAGAAATCTGGTTGGAAAAACACAACACCAGAAGATATGTACGAGTATGCAGTCGGAGATGCAGTAACTACATGGCGTGTCTGGGACAAACTCATGCACCACCCAGAGTGGTCAGTCATACCCGAGACAGTATGGGATGAGAAACAAAGGCTTATCCGCGTGCTCCTACACATGCGCCGCAGAGGAGTGCGTGTCGACACCACTCTCGCAGCTGATATGGTTCGTATTGGGGAAGCCCGAATTGAAGAAATCAAAACAGAACTGGGCATGAACCCGGCATCCAACAGAGATATGTATGAGCTGCTAATTGTTCAACTCGGGCTTCCCATCCTCAAAGAATCTAAGAAGACAGGCAAGGCCAGCTTCGACAAGTTCGCCATGGACGAGTACGAAATCCTCCTCGACCGTATGGATAGCCCTGTCGCTAACCTCATCAAGGAATTCAGAGGCTGGTCTAAGGCTGTCAGCGCCGCATACAAGCCCTATCTAGCCCTTGTTGATGGTGACGGTCGTATCCGTTGTTCTTACAAGACACACGGCACTGTATCGGGTCGCCTCAGCTGCGCCGAACCAAACCTTCAACAGATACCTAAAGCTTCAGACAAGCCGTGGAATGGGCGAGTCAAAGAGTGCTTCATCGCTAGAGACGGGTACACTCTCGTCGAGTTCGACTACAGCCAGCTAGAGCTACGCCTCGGCACCGCCTACGCAGGCGAAGAAGAACTCAAGACAGTCTTCAACGAAGGCCGAGACATCTTCACCGAGATGAGCGGACAGCTAGGCATGAGCCGACAGGACACCAAGACCCTTGTCTACTCCATGCAGTATGGGGCTGGAGAGAACCGCATCATGAACGTGTTCGGCGTAACGCAGCCCGAAGCTAAGGCCATCCGAGAGAACTACTTCACGACATTCCCTAAGTTCAAAGCATTGTCGGAGATAGCTACCGAGCAAGCTCAGCGCAATAGCAAGGTAAAGATTTGGTCAGGGCGTTGGAGGCATTTCAAGTACCCCAGCGAATCCTACAAGGCACTGAACTCCATCATCCAAGGCGGAGCAGCAGACATTGTAGAACGCATCATGGTGCGAGCCTTCAACCTCATCGACGACGAGAATTGTCGCCTACTCCTGCAGGTACACGACTCGCTCGTATGGGAAATCAAGACTGACATGATTGACGAATACTCAGCACGTATTCTTGAATTGATGGAAGACGTACAGCCAGACTTCGGAGTGAAGTTTGCAGTAGAGGCGACAGTTAGGAAAAACAATGCCGACGTATGACTATAAGTGTAAAAATTGCGACAAGATTTTTACACTTACACACTCAATGAGTGACGATAGCGAGAAGAAATGTATCACATGTGATACCCCCCTAGTACGTAAACCCATGACCGATTCACGCCCAACCTTTAAAGGTGAAGGCTTCTACACAACAGATAGGTTCAACTAATGACACTCCTAGAATGGTTTAAATACGGTATCGACAAAGGCTGGATCTCTGAGCCTTTCTGCAACACTCACGAAGGTGGCCCCCTTACCGAGGAAGAGGAAGCTGACTGGGATGATGGCGGAGACCCATGCGCTACACATGTACGTCTATGGGGCGAGCTGTGATCCTTGTCGTAGACCCCGGAGACACCACAGGCTACGCCCTCTTCTACGATGACGGCGAACTATATGTAAAGAATCAGGGCGATTTTATACATATTATGGAAATGTTGCAAAATACTATACATATCGAGCGCATTGTCGTAGAGGACTACCGTCTACGTGCAGGTAAGCAAGCACAGCAGACAGGCAGTAGATTCCAAGCAGTACAAGTCATCGGTGCCCTCAAGTACCACGCCTTCCTGCATGATGTACAGTTCGAGCTAGCAAATGTACAAGCCAAAACACTCGGCTCAATGTACAGTGGAGTCAAGCCTCCAAGCGACCACAAGAAATCCCACGAGATAGATGCCTACAACATAGGTATTTACTGGCTAGTGACACACGACATCATAGATGCACCAGCGCTAAAAGACCTGTAAGATTGACCTGTCAGTCGTCCTAACCTGACCTGCCCCCGGAGTTGTCGGTTTTCTCCGGGGGCCTTTCAATTACTTCTTAAAGTTGCGCCTCATCTTGGCAGCTTGACCGCTCAAACGAACCTCGTGGTCTGCAAGATCCGAGAAGATCTGGTCATGGTCAACAGCATGGCTATCAATCTTACGGTCAATCTCCTGCTGCTCCTGTCGAAGAGTATCCAACTTAGCAAACACAAGCTTGAACTTACCATCTAAATCGTCACGCAAATGTACTGAATGAGAATTAGTAATCTCATTCCTCGTCTTCTTAATGCTTTTATTCAAGAACGCACCAAGAATAATGACAGCAATAGGGCCGATACACCACTGAATAATGGCTACCAAAACCGATTCACTAATCATTGTTCTCCAAACTAAAGTCTACGAATAGTCTAATAGTTAGAAAGGACTACGTGCTGTGCCAGCGGCACGTTCTTGCTCAAGCTTGGCAGCATTACGCTTCTCAATCTCTGCATAGTTGCGGTAGTTTTCCTTCGAGATGTTCTGAATACCAGCACCAGTGAACCAGTTAGATACGCTGAGACCCTGATCGCCCGGAGTCTTGTTGCCCTTCGACACAGCGTACTGAGGGTCAAGTCCCTGTCCCTGAAGCAAAGAAACAATGCTTCCAGTGACCGAGGTGCCCGTCATGTTCGACAGGTAGTTGATACCGGGCAGCTGAGCATCCCAGTAATCAGACATATCGTTAATCTTTGCGCCAGTACCCCAGTTAGACCCGCCAAGAACTTCAGCAGGAACCTTAATAAATGGCGTAGACATTCCCGCAATACCGCGAATAGGGTCAGGCACGAACTGGTTCAAGATATCTACAGGAGCGAAGCCGGGGCTGGCAGTGTAGTACTTGCCATTGATCTTAGCTATAGGGCCAAGCAACTGGTCCTTGATAAAGCTTGGGAACATCTCATCCTGAGGGAATGGGTCGTACATCTGGTATGGGTTTACGCCCATGCCGATAGCCAAGTTGAATGAAGCCTTAGGAATCATCATGAAGCGACCGGGCTGGGTGAGGATACCTTCAGCGATAACAGGGAGTGCCTGTCGGAACCATCCGTAGAACGGAATGATAAGACGAAGCTGCTTTTCCTTGTTGGTCAGCATCAAGTTAGATGGCTGCTGGCGACGAACGTGAGCCGTAGCTGCATCACCAAGCTCGTCAAGAGTCTTGTACATTCCAGTATCAGCATTGTTCCGCATGAACTGTAGTACGTGAGCAGCACGGTTGTGCCATGACTGGAACTCCGACAAATTACCGGCGTATTCCTCAACCTTAGTTCCACGCATAGCTGCAATGTCACTGAGCTTTTGCACCAAGCTCTTGCCAGTGTCAGTAGGCATAACGTCTTCAACAGTCTTGTAGCCTTCGTAAAGACCGCCCTTGTCGATAACCTTGTTGACATCTTCCATCGTGACATCGCCAAAGACCTTGCTCGTAAACGATACAGTCGTAGGCTTAGGCATTTCCTTCAAGCCCAAGCTCTCAGCCTGCTTAGCAAGATCGAAAGAGTTCGACTTCTTGTAAGCCATCAGTACTTGCCAGCCAGCCTTATCAGACCACATGAAGTTCTTAGGGCCGAGGTCCATGAACTGAAGCGACTTGTTACTGAAATGGTTACGGATGTGGTGACCGACACGGAGAACAGTAACTGAGAACTTCCAGTTGGCAAGCAATGGAGAGTACTTGTCGTTGATGAAGTTTTTGAAAACACCGAAGTATTCGCTGCTTTCCATCATGATTTCTTCAAGCCTGTTGATCTGAGACAGCAGTTCGTCAGCTATGTAAACATCTTCAGGCAGGTGAGCCAGCAGAGGGTTAGCTCCATACTGGAAGTTCTTACCAACCTTGGTAAAGCCAACAGCAGGCTTCATCGAGACACCGCCACGTACAGTCTGCAACGACATGGCAAGCGCCTTGTCCGAGGTGTAACGTAACGCTGCATAGTTCATACGCTGTAAGAAGTCGAAGGGGTTATCGACATTCTTCAGCCAGTCGCCCCAGTTATCCATAGCAACTGCGATCTCAGGCTTATCAGCAGCTTTAGCCATACGGCTCAGCATGTTCTTGTCGAAGGGGAATTCAAGCTTGCCCGCACGAGTTACGTAAGTCTCGAAAGCGTTGAGGTTAGCGCCCTCAGCAAGCCATACGCTAGTAATCCCACGGTCACTGCTAGTCCCGAATAAGAAGTCTACGTAAGGACGCAATGCGTCCACAGCAGCCTTGGTCAGTGGGTCATCAAGGTTGTTATTAGCAATGTCTTGCAAAGCCTTCTGAGCGACAGTAGTCTTGTTGCCCTGAGCAATAGGGTCATTGTACTTACGAGCAATGTCAGCAAGGCCACTGTCATACTGGTGAATCATCTTCGAGAAATTAGCCTCTTGCCCAGCCCAAGGATAGATGACATCCTCAGCGCCGTAGCCCTTGTTGAACATCGACATAAGCATGTGGCGGGTACGTCCAAGGCGTAGGCCGTGAGCTTCACGCCCTACAGCTGCGTAGTAGTCAGCCTCATCAATAATGTTGCCAGCTTCATCGACACCATTCAAAGGTTCCTTGCTGCTCTTGACACGCTCATCAGCCCACTTAGCGTAGTACTTGTCGCTCCACGCTTTCTCAGCAGACTTCTGGGCCAATTCAGCATCAGCTTTGTAACCAGTAAGCATACGGTCAGCAGCTACGTAATCCTGAGCTGCGTGAATACTGTCGTTAGAGATGAGGTCAGCAACGTCACGCGAAGCGTTTGCCTGAGCGTCAAAGGTTGCACGGCCCTTAGCTCCAGCCTCGGCAACACTCTCAGAAATGTTAGCCATCATGCGGTAACCCTGAGCTGCGTTCTCAGGACTCATTACCATGTCAGTAATCTTCTGCCACTGCTCAGCTGTAATGTCGAGGTACTCAGCGTTAGTACGAGCAGCTGCAGCGACCTTATTGCTAGAGATAACCTTGTCAAACATAGGCACTGCGTCATTGATGAGCTTGATTAAAGCATCTTCAAAACTTGCCGGATCGACAATGCCGTACCAACCAATAGGGTCAGTGCGGCCCTTTTCATATTTAGCCTTAAACTTCATACCTGTAGCAGGACTAGGAGCCTTCTTACCGGGGAAGAATCCAAACTCACCAGTCAATTTGTCGGAAAGCTTGTCCGTAAGGATATTGGCAGAGCCAGTTTGCTGACGCAGAACCTCGCGAAGAACATCATCAGAAACTTCTAAGTCTGACAACTTCAAAGCAATAGCTTCATCAAGGTTGCTCATGGGAACAACCGTGTTTTTGTTGAAGACTGCCATGCTAACAAGGTGACGGTTCAGTAACTTTTTCTCACCAGTAAAAGCAGCGTGCTGTAAAGCTTGAATAGCTTGATCCAAGTACATGGGTACTCGTACTTCGCCCTTACCCATCCACGCAGACATACCAAGTTCTTGGTCAAGCAGACGACGAGCAGCGATATAGCGACGAGCAATCTCAGCATCAGCACTCTCTGCTCGTCTAGCTCCAGCAATTACGCCGTTCTTAATTCGGGGATCCTTCAATCGAGCAGCTTCAGCGCGCAAGAAATTGTTGTAGTCATCAATCTCTTTGTAGACAGGCTTAGCCAAATCTTGCCACAACATAACTTGGTCACGACCATTAAACTGGTTAATCCAATTAGCCGTGCCCTTAAACATTTCAGCATCAGACTTAGCAGCTCCCTTAGGGGAGTTGAACTTCATACCTACACGGTCACGAAGCATCTTAGCCAAGTAAACCTTGACCGAAGAAAGAATCAAGTTAGCTTCTTCTTCGCTCTGTAAGCCAGAAGCCCAGTACTGCGACACCAAATCTTCGCCAGCCTCATTAGCCGCATTGATCTCAGCAACCTCAGGAGAAGCCACACGAGACTCAGCCTGTACCTGAATAGCAGGCGTGTCGTCAATGGTTCGAGCTGTGTACGAGTTGATGACATTCTTAGCGAACTGCTGCTCAGCTGTACGACCAAAGGCTTCAACAGACATGAGAGATTCAGGAGTGTCGATAGCCTTCGACAAGAACTCCACAGCACTCTGCAGCTTAGGCTCAGTCAAAGTACCGGCTTGAGCCATAGCCTTCTCGCCAAGAGCTTCAGTAGCCTTGAGCTGGTTCTCGGGGTTAGCGAACCATTCCTTCAAGCCAGTAGCCTTAGGAGCTGTCGTGCCGCCCAAAGAAGTTACATAGTTGTCGTAAGCCTCGTCAACCAAGTCACCAATCTGCTGCTTACGTGCAAGGTCACGGGCGTTCAGAGTTCCGACAGGAGCGTCACGCAGCTTCTTGTAGTCGAGCAAACGCGAAGCTGCTAGAGACTTGCCCGAAGCGGTAGGGATACGCAGCGTAGGCTCAGTCTTAGCCAGCTCAATGCTGCTAGTAACCCACTCATCAATAGGCTTCACACGCCCAGCGGCAGTAGCCTCAGTCTTAGAGTTGAGTGCTTCCTTGAGAACAGAAGATACACGACCCTCAGCACTGATACCTTGAAGCTTCTCAGTGATGGTCTTTGAAGGAGCTGCGGGAGTACGAGCATCAAGCTCATCCATCAGCGAAGTGCTGACAGAATCAGCCATCGAAGCGCCAGCCTTAGGAGCCTGTACTACCGTAGGCTGTACAGCGTTATCGGCTGTAGCAGCGGCCTCATCAGCCAACTTAGCCGCAGCTTCCTGCTGCTTAAGAATGTAGTTAGAAGCATCCACAGCCTGAAGACGAGTGTCGTAAGCCTTAGCCTTAGGAAGAAGCTTCTCAGTCTTTTGGTAAGTAGCTAAGAAACTTTCAGGAGTAACGTACTTGCTTTCGTCAACAGCCTTACCTGCCTTCTGAGCTTTAGCCCAGATACCAGAGTTAATGCCATCGACAACTTCACGAATATCAGCGCCCTCAGAAAACTTAAGTAGCGACTCTGCGGGGATGTTGTTCTTGAGGCCAGTCTTAAACAGCTTCTTGTACGCTTCAGTCTGTGCCCACTGATCAGTACCGACAGGGCGCATCTGCTTCTGGAGAGACCCAATCTTGTACGGCGTAGCGGCAGCTGCCTCAGCCCCAACCTTGACCCCCTTAAGACCTGCGCTTAGCTTGGAGGCACCTGTCGCAGACTTAACCCCGGCAATAGCTCCACGAGTACCTGAAGCAATAATGCCCATAGGAACGTAAGTCAGTGGGTCGAGGCCAACATCGAGACCAAAACCACCAATGCCCTTTACCCAAGGGTTGACGTTATCTTGAACATTCTTGTACTGAGGATCATTCAGCTGGCCCGCAACGTCAGTAGCCTTCTCAATAAGCTGAGCACCGTAAGGCTGATCTTCAGGGTTGTTAGAAGTTAGACCTCGGATAGGCGAAGTAAGTACGTTACCGATACCGCCCAAAACATCGTAGTTAGTTCCCTGCGTATCAGCCTTAGAAATCTCATTAAGAACCTGATTAGGGATGTTCTGTACCGCACGCATAGGACGCGACGCAATGTCGATAACCCACGACAAGGTATCCAGTGCTGGCTGTTCAGGCTTCTTCTGGAAAGCACTCAAATTAAGGGGCTTAGAAGAGGTAGCTTTTGCTACCCCTTGCTTCGCTCTAGCCTCAGCTAAATACTGGGAAAAATCTTTAGTCGCCATGTAACTAGGTTACAGGAAAACTAACTATTATCTGCCGTACCTCATCTGAAGTTCTACTGCCTTCAGCTGTTCTGGAGTATAGGTAGTGTTAGCTACGTTGTTGAAAGCTGCCTGAAGGTTAGGAGCTGACTTCTCATTTGCTGCAAGCTTAGCCGCTGCAATCTGAGCATCTTGATCCATCTTCATTTTCTGAAGAGCCAGCGAAGCATAATCCTTGCCGCTAAGCCCGCCACCGCCACCGCCGCCACCGCCAGAGACAGTAGCGTTTTGCATCTCAGCAATAGCCTGAGCAACCTGAGCATCGTAAGCCGACAGCTTCTGAACACCCTCACGAGTAGCGCCCTCAGATGCAAGACGCTGGTTAGTAATAGCAGCCTTACGAGAAGCTTCGTTCTGAGCCAACACAGCAGCACGCAAGTTCTCAAGACCTGTCGTAGCAGCAGTCTGGTTACCGAAAGTCTGTACAGGAGTCTGCTCAGTCATACCCAAGTTCAACAATTGCTGGTTCTGAGCCGCACGAGCAGCATCATAAGCCTTGCTAATGTTACCTGTCGCAGTGTCGTAGATACTGCCCAAGTTAGTAGCTGCCGTACCGTAGTTAGCTGCAATGTCAGCTTCACGAGCTGCAATGTCCTCAGCATAACGCTTGTATAACGCTTCCATCTTGGCACGGTTAGCACTCATGCCTGCTTGAGCAGACGCAATCTGGTCAGCTGAGTAGGCAGCACGGCTACCTCCGCCTCCGCCACCAGTTCCCATAATGTCTGCAAGCATTTGCATAAATGCATCTTCTTGGCTGCCAGAATCAGTAGTTGGAGTAGACTGATTTCTTCCAAAAGAAGGACGATTGCCCTTAGCAGCCTTAGCGCGACGCTCTAAAGCATCAGCAGATCCGGGACCCATAGTGTTCTTAGGAGCATTGCCCTTTTTGATAACTTTAGCGGCTCCCGGAATTAAACCTGCGGGAACACCTGCCAGTCCAAGTTGTTTCTGAGCACTACCGCCAAACAGCATCTTCGAGCTGCTGGAATACTGAGTATCTTTTTCAGCCATGATTAAGCTCCCATTGCGAATCGAGAAAGAACAGCTTGCTTAGCTTCATCTAAAGCAACCTGACGAGCTTGCTCGTTAGCCGCGTTCTGAGCTGCCAACTTAGCTGCTTGGTCGACACCGAAGTTGACCTTAGCTTCGTCAATAGCCTTACGCTGCTTCTCAAGTTCGGTGCTCAAGACACCGCGCTGCGCTTGGTAAGCACCAGACTGCAACATGCCACGAGCAGCAAAGTCATTACGCAAAGAGTTGTAAGCCTTACCAGAAGTAGTAGCTCGCTCACCAGAAGACATAAGCTGGCCAAAGTCAAACGAAGCCTTTGTTGGATCGTAACCAAGCTCAGCCAAAGACTCGTCATAAGACTTGTTGTAGCGAGCCTGCTCAGTAGCCTGAGTCTGCCCAAACAGTTCCATAGCAGCTGCGAGAGCACGCTCACGAGCCATGTACTCAGGAGTAGTGCGTAGGGTTTCGACAGAAGTATCTGCCACAGGAGCTGGAGCTGGGTTCTCGACAGTAGCGGTACCGTAGTCAACTTGACCAGTGCCATTCTGTACTGCAGGAGTTGTAGCCATCTGACCAGATACGGCGCGGGTAAGGCCACCACCACTTACTCCGGGAGTAAACGAGGTAGAAGGCTTTACGTTAGGAACTGCCTTAGCTACAGGAGCTTTAGTAGTAGTTCCTACCTTCTTGTAAGTACCGCCGGTAAGAGCAGCTGCCTTTGCTTTAATAGCAGCGGCCTTTGATTGGCGTTCTATAGCATCTGCACTAGGCATTACTTTCCTCCAGCTTTCTTAGAGAGAGCCTTCTTACGAGCCTTTACATGCTCAGGTAAATCTTTACCCTTAGGAGTTTCCTTAGCCCACTTCTTAGCAAGCTTAGGATCTGTCGCAAATAAGAACTTGCGCTGTGCGTCTGACTTGAAGGGCATTAGTCCTCCTCAGGCCCCATAGGAGTTTCAGCAGCCATCTTTGACAAAGCGCCCTTACGAGCATCAGCTACAGCCTTAGCGGGAGCTGGCATCTTTGCGCCACAATCACAGCAGAACTTGTCTTCAGCCTCTACCTCAGCCCCACACTTAGGGCACTCGACAGAATCCTCAGACTCACTTTCACCGCCCATTTCAAGGATGAGCTTCAATGCACCAGTCATGATTACTTAGTAAATCCCTTAACAGTCTTTTTAAGAGCGCTAGTGCGGGCAGCTGCTTTACGCACTTCCATCTTAGCTTTTCCATACTCAGGATATTCTCCCTCAGGAGTATTCCATTTCTTGTAGGCAGCTTTTTTATTAGCTACAGCTTTTTTAAGGTCGGAAGAAGCAGTAGCTAGGCTGCTGTGGATACGCGCCTTAGCTGCGTTAACCTCGGGATATTCCTTCTTGTTAGGCTTCCAGCTTTGAGGGTTAGGGTTTGCCATTACATTGCTCCAGAACGGCGCATAAGCGCCTCTCGTCGTGCAGCCATCTTGCCGTCACGCATAGCGTAACCGCCTTTATTCTGCACTTTACCTACAGTAGGCATCGGACGACCCGAGCCATAAGACTTGTTTCCTGCAGCCAAGTTATTAAACCCGGCACCACCCTGAGGAGCACCAGCAGTTAGAGCAAGCATAGACGCAGTGGGCTTCTCCGCTTGGGGAGCGCCCATTGGCTTGCGAGCCATAGCATATCGTGCAGGAATCATACTAAAACTATACCGCCTATGTGATACTTTTTGACACTCTTTGGTGCGCACGTACATACGTCATCAAAGAAAATAGGCGAACAGGAGCCGTGTCGGAAGAACCGTCAGTCTCAAACTCAAGCTTGTAGTTGACCTGTCGGAAACGCAAAGCCTTCAAGAACTTCACAAACTTACGGATACCTGCAGGACCTACAGTGTCACGAACAGTCTGAATATCAGATCCGGGCTTAGCAGGCTGGTTCCAGTCATACCCCGACAAAGCCGTCCACGTATAGGCATACATCTGAGTCCACGTAATTGACTGGTTCCATGTAATAGGCGTAACCGTAGCGGTAACTTCGCCCTTGAAAATAGCGTCAACACCCCACCAGAACAAGCGCTTATAGGTCGAGCTTGACTGGTAGTTGTAGTTCTTAGTCTGAGCAACGCAGGTAAACAGTTCCTTATCTGAAGTGATACCGTCCGTCATGTGCAACGTCTTAGCTACACGAGGCGTACCTGAAGGAACAATCTGAGAACTGAAAGTAATAGCTTCCTCAAACTCAGCATCCGTAACAGCAGCAAAAATCTCACCGATAGCGCCATGCACAGTAGACTTCCACACAGTCCAAGTACGGGTACGCAAACCAAACACGTACAACTTGTCGAAGTAGCTGAAAATAATACGGTTGTTGAATAGCGACACGGCACGAGCCTGAGCTTCATCAATACCTGCCCGAGTACCAGACTCGAACGGCACCTTAATGTTCAGCTGCTGGGCACGGTTATTCACAAACTCGTAAGCCTTCTCGTCGTACATGAAATAGATATAGTTCTCATACGCTACGAGAGACTTCTTATCCGACAGGCCGATGTTTGGAACCAGCAGTGAAATCGTACCCGCACCGGGATCACTCAAGAACTGGTATGAGTAGATCGAGTTAGTACGGAAAATGACGAGAGAGTTGTAGTAGACCGCAATACGGACAATAGCCTGACCGTCACCAGAGCCAACCTTTACCGTGTTGAGGGTAGAGGAGAATGTAGGCCAGAAAGGAGTCTCTTCCTGAGTGTTGGAGTAGTACATTGTGGTGGCGTTGAGCAAAGCGTCACGACCACCAGCAACCCAGAGGCGATACTTGTGAGCCACAATGGTGTCACCACGAGGCATTTCAGGTTCAGCTACGAAACCGCCTGTAGGCTCCCAACGACCGCCGGGATTAGTCGACCCGTAAGGGGCAAGCAGCCAAGCTTTGTTGTCGAACTGCGCCATAGACGTAGCCGCAAAAGTGTTAGTAATCAGAACCCATGCAGTACCGCTGTAATAGTACGTACTCGACAAGCCGTCAGAAGCAATCAGGTAAGGGACGTTACCGGGACCGTAAAAGTAGCCAAGAATAGTAGCCGCCCCGGTAGCCCCTAGAGGCATGTCGATGTTGCGGTACACAAAAGGTGGACGAGACTTCAGCGAACCGTCAAGGTCTAGCTCAAAGTTGTCACATACGGAAAGCTCATTATCCGCAATAGCGGTAGGGTCGCTGAACGTGTTTAGGCCACCAGTAAACGGCCCAATTTGGATTGCCTCACCGGGCATAGAAGCCTCCTACCAGCCGTAGTCTTCGTAAACAGTAATCTTGTCGTAAGTCATATTCTGGGCAGTACGCTCTTCCTCAGACTTTTCGTTCAAGCTCGCATCAAACTGCTGAGCTTTAGCCTGAGAACTAGCCATGTCTTCGTCCATCTCGTATGCGTTTTGCATACAGTAACGAACAACATCCTGATAGTACTTATGCGGGGGCGGCAGCGCGTGTGGGGGGGTGGGGGCGGGAGCGGGGCGCTGCGGGGGGTGCGGGTCGGTCGGCGGGG